ATCAATCTTGGATGGCATGAGAAGTCTGTCTAAAAAGGATAAGTTTTATGAAGCATATCGTGATGCTGGATTTATGTTTGATCCTGATCGCCTTTTTGGTTTGGAGTCTGGCAATCGCAGCCTTATCATGAGGCTAACTTCCGATATCGGAAGCAAAATCTATAACAAGGTTCAAGATAAACCAAGAGCACAAGAGTTTTTCAATAAAGCAGAAGACCTGTTTATTCAACTCGAAGACCCTACCAAGTTCAAGAAAACCAAGACCGCGATTAAGGCGGCTACAGTGGGGGCAGCCACTGCGGGACTCGCAGCCTATACTGGCTTCCTGCCACCAACAACGGCTGCTGGTGCGGCTGTACTGGGGCTTGGAGCACTTCAAGGACTGGCTCTCGTAAAAGGCAGAGAAGGCGCTATGATGCTGGATCAAGGCGGCAGAATGGGATCATTCAAGCGCCATGTCTACACTCAAGCAAAGATACTTAGCGACCGACAAAGAATACCACTAGAGAGAGCTGTAGATGTAATCCTTAATGACCCACAAGCACGACGCAAAGCGGCGCAACATGCCACCTATATCAATATTGACTATGGTTACCTACCCGAAGGCATTGAAACACAGTCTAAGTACATGCCAAACAGCCCGTTTATCAAGTTTGCAACAAGGGCAACTGAGATGATGATGGATATGCCAGTGCAAAACCCCATCATGTTGTCATCGCTAAACGCAGCGCAGAGAGCATACTTCAACAACCTTAGCGAGGACCAGATGAGCAGCTACGAGCTGGCACCATTTAACACTGCTGGACTGGCCGTGCCTATGGGGCGTGGCCAGTACATAAACCTTGGCTATATGATACCTATGCATGCGGGGATCATGAGAGAAGCATACGCACTACCCAGCGCAGTACTGGGATATGGGGGCGTAGGGCCAAGGTCTGCAGCAGAATATGTTGCGCGGCAGGGAAGAGAGGGTATGTCAGGATTTCCTCTTGGAACAGGGTATGTGGCTCCGTTTATGCAAGCGGCAATGGGTATCGACAGGTACGGTCGCAAGCTTGACCAAGACCAGTTATTACCTCAGCTTGCTTCAGGCTTTTTAACAAGTGTGCCCTACTATGCTCGACAGCTAGAGCAGGCTTTTTATGCCGGGGTGGATAAGAACGGCATGACGCCGGGAGAGGTGTTTGTAAACGCGATAGCATTGAAGGTGACACCATTGATGCAAATGCAAAAGCAAAGAGAGTATGCGAAAAACGCCTACAACAGAAGGGCTAATGAAATAAAAGCTCGCTACAACAAGACCCTTAAAGATCACCCCGGAGATGAGAAGAGACGCCTAGAAGCTCAAGAAAGATTACTAAAAGATAAGGCACAGCTGGAACAATACCTGTATAATGCGATATTAAAGAACACTAAGAGCTACTTAAACAGAACAGAAGTTCCAACGGGGAGATAATATGGCAACAAGAAAGACCAAGAAAAAAACAGCAACAAAAAAAGACACAGAAGCGCAGAGTAATGTGTCGGGAATACTGCCACTTAAAGAGTTAAAGGGCATACTGGGGGAGGAGATGTCCCCTGAAGCCAAGATATTAAAGCTTGGCATTATCCTAAGTGGAGGCATAGATATAAACCCGTACCAAGTAGGGTACGCTATGAAGATGCACCCCGCAGAAGTCCATGCTGGTTTTACCGAGCTAAAGCACCGCAAGGATGTTTTAAGGGGTACGCAAAGAGACACGGTTCACATAAGAAGGAGTTAGAATGGAAACATTTTTGATTTACTTAGCCATCGTGCTAGGTGTTGCGAATGCGGTAATGCCGCTAGTTAAAAAGATTGTAAGCAAGACAAAGACAAAGAACGACGACAAGGTTGTAGAGATTATCGAAGAAGCATTGTTACTTGCAAAGGGTTTACAGGCAGAGAAAAAGGGCATTGAAGCCGCTAAAAAAAAATCTGCTTAGAACTTTGGTTTATCATGTCGAAGAGAAACGTGAATATAGACAGCCTCAAGGCTCCCTTTCGCTCGGCGATACAGTGGTTGATTTACCTGATCGAAAAAGAAGGATTAGCCGTTACGGTATTCGAGACGAAGAGAAGCAATGAGCGTCAAGAAAAACTAAAAGAGCGCGGAGCAAGTAAGGCCGGAGCTGGGGAGAGCCCCCATAATCACGGCCTTGCTTGTGATTTTATCTTGGACACCAGCAAGGTTAAGGTTCAAGAGCGTGAATGGAAAGGTAAGATGTATCCCGATGCTTGGGATTACACAACGCCAGAAGCCAAGGCGGCTTACGACCGACTTGGTGAGCTGGCTGAGTCCATTGGTTTGGAGTGGGGTGGGAGATGGAAGTTTCTTGACGTTCCTCATGTCCAGATGCCGTCATGGAAAGATCATATAAACTGATCGCTGAGAGCCCAGCACTGAGGCTCATATTCCTCAATCAGCCCCGCCCCGTGAAGAGCATTCATCACCAGCTTTGCTCTTACATTTAACCGAACAGCTATCGCAAGAGGACCGAGTCCTTCTTGGTACAGACGAACTGCTTCTTTCCGAGCCTCGTCCTTTGTCATTCCCATCTTGAAGTAATGGCGTGGTCTGGCTGTGTGTTTCATAATCATATACTCCCATCTGGTTCCACATTTAACTCTCCCATTTTAAATAATTTATCGTATGCAAGGTTGTATGTTTTACACCTAGCCCTAAAAGTATTTGTACCGTCACTGTCTCCGGGTTTCAAGATTTCTGCTTCTTTAAAAAATAAATCTGTTGGTATGTACCCCATTAAAAACACTTTCGACAGATCTCTTTTGACGGACGTAAAAATGTAGTAATCGCAGTCTTGACGACGTGTAATGTCAGGTATGGATGCAGCATAATCAATGCGTGGTTTATTATTTCTAACCTTGCTCTTAACGTCGATGGTTGCACCACGAAAAGATAGATCCCAGTCGTATGTATTATTATGTGTTGCAGCACCAAGGTATTGACACGCTGCATACTCGCCCAAGATGCCAGCCACTGTTCCATCACCACGTCTAATGCTGTTTCTCAGTGTGTCCTTAAACTTGTTGGCTTCGGCGTGGGCGTTTTTTATCCACTCCGGTCGGACTTCAACTTCAATGACATCTGCTTGTCTTTCTGTTTTTTTTTGAGCGGTGCCCCACCTTTTGACATTGCTGCCCATAGGTTTAGCTCTGGGCTTTGAACCATCATGGCTGTATTTGTTTCAGGAAGGGTTCTTGGTTCTGTTTTCTCGATACCCATAAGAACGCTGTTAGGGAAAACTTTCTTAACGCCATACAAAAACTTGGTCATCATATCCCAGTCAGCTTCTGATGACTTGATGATGCTTATTTCACGCACTGTTAACTTCATTGTATATCCTCATTAAATCCCCGAACAGGTCAAGATCTACGGTAACATAGGTTGGGCCGTGATCCCATTTGGTGATAGCAACAGGGCGAAGCAAGCCGCAAGCTTCCTTCGCCTGCTCCATCGCTGCTTTAATGTTGGGCCTTTTACCCACCTTGCATTCAACCCATAGATCACCAACATTCATAACGTCGGCACATTCCGCACCATCACGATATTGAATGCCGCGACGGGCATGCTCGAAACCATTAGATTGAAAGAACTGGGCCATCTTTCTCTCGAAAGAATGGCCCTTTGTTCGTGATCTCTTACCAGTCAAACTGAATCCACCCTTCCGTAGCGGTCTTCGTTCTCGTAATCAATCTGCTCTTGAAGATCATTCTTTCTAATGACAAGCATCTTGATACGGTTAACCATCCAGTTAGCCTCCGCAAAAGTAAACTTTATAACCCTCGCATAAGAGTCAGCCTTTGGAGTATCCACTTCTCCAGCAGCTCCTGTCTCCGCATTCTCGTGCTCAGCTATCCGCGACTCTATTAACTCAACTATTTTTCTTTCCATCACTGCTCCCCTTCTGGTCCATCTGTGTGAAGAACCATTCTATCATCAGAGATTGTATTAAAAAAAATCTCATTAATCAAATCTCTGTCTATTCTTTTTGTAAAGTGTCGATGCGCATCAGGCCACAAGCGTAACGGCACACTTTTTTTCTGCATGCGACCACTCCGGACTTCGGCCAGACTTTCTTCAAGCTCTTCACAAGCTAATGCTATTAAGTATGCGGCAATGCCGAACTCTTTTATTACTGCGGCCTTACTTCGCAACCCATCTACCTCCTCAGTGTAAGTCAGCAATGTTAACATTGCCTCCTCGAACACATGGTTACGCATTAGCTGCGGCGATTTCTTTTCTTTCGTCTTCGACTTCTTTCCAGAACTCAATACAAGCCTCAAGTATCTCCTCATGAGCAAAGCAGTCAGCCTCAATGACGTGAGTCTCTCTGTCTGCTGTGGTGAGGTGGTGAACTGATAGATCCCATCGTTTAAGACCAGTCAGCATCATGTAGTACTGGCATTGCAACCAGTAGTTTTCGGGCATCTTCTTCTCAAGGCCGTCCCACTTTCTCTTACCGAAGTAATGGGTAACCTTGGCCTCCCATCCCCATTTAATCCCGCTTACCACGAGCCCATCAGGATGAGGCGATACTTTGTATCGGGAGTTTAATCTCACCAGCCCATCAGGTGAGCCCACCAAAAAATCGTGCTCGGGGTGGACAAAGGTATGACCGGGTAGTAGGTCATTCTCTGCTTCCGCAACAGGGTCCATGACGTGTTCGCCGGAGGTTTTCTCGTACCATTTGCGAACTGCGTCTTCGTACATGAGGCCCGATTCGGTAAAGTTGTTGCCCTTGAAATCATCAGAGAGTCGTCCACTTTTCTCTCCCTTTAATTTATCACGGCTCTTGTACTCGCTGACCCCAAGTATGGCGGCAATATCAGTGCCGCCTATACGCTGGGTTCGCTCCTTTGGCTTAACAAATAGTATCATCTATACTCCTATACGCATTCAGCAAACCCAAAGAGAAAGCCGACAACGGCTGCAGTCCACTTCAAAGCAGTGATCCCTCCCTCGATTCGCAGCATTAAAAACTGCTGTTCCTTTTGTTTTTTTAGGACTTCTTGAAGCTGGTCCTCAATAAACTCCATCCTTATCTCAAGGTCTTTCAGTGTCATATCCTTGCCCCAACGCTCCATGTTGAGAGTTCGGCTCGACCATCTATGCCATCCTTGATGGTGAGCGACGTACTGAATGGTCGCTGCTCCCGGCCTGCCTTCACCCTAATGAATACATTATTGGTGATAACATTATCATCCTTATCTATATCTTCTATGGCAGTCATGGCTATAAGGCCATCTACTGATCCGAATATCGCGCCACTTCCACGGATAGCCATGCCGGGATTGTTCTTATCAGCACCACTTGGCTTCCGGGTATGGTGCACCACTAGGATTGACGCACCCGTAATATCCCTAATATGTCTAAGGTTTTCCATGACTTGGATCACCTCTGCAGAATCATTCTCATCTCCATAATGCAGGTTTCTGAATGGATCAAACACGATCAGGTCAAGATCTGGGATGCCTGCCTTGATGGCGTCTGCTAACTGGTGAGCCTCCGCTGTCTTCATCATATCAAGACCACCACCAAACCTGAAGAACAGTCCCAGTTCGTCTAGCGTCCTAACTCCCTTGGCCTTGGCTAACGATGCCACCCGCGCATATATGTTGTGAGGGCCGTCCTCTAAAAAGAAGAATAAAACCTTACCTTTGCGACCAGTCCCCGTCATCAATGGGTCACCAAACAACTGGCCACCAGTAGCGACCGACAGCCCCAGCTCTATAGCAAACCAGCTCTTAGCTGTCTTAGGCGCTCCGGCCAGCATGACTAGGTTCTTCGCCTCCAAGACCCCTTCGACCAACCACCTTATGGGTGGTGGTCGCTGGCTAAAGAACTCTTGCGCGGTCTTAACACCTAAGCTTTTAAACAATTTTTTACTCTCACGTTCTACTCTGTCTAGGTAATCCCCTAAAGTCCGAAGCTTTCTCTGCTCTGCCTCATATCTCTCACCATCAATCTCATCCAAGGCTTGGAATAACATGTCATAACCTTCATCCTCAGAGATTCGCTCATCTTTTTCTTTCCTCTCACTCATAGTCATAGCCTTCCCTCCGCAATACCTTGCCTACTTTTTCTCTGGCTTTCTGCAGCCTATGGTTAACTGCCTGCCTTGTTATGTTTAACTCCTCAGCTATCCGTACCTCCCGCATATCTCGACCATAGTACAGACGCCACACAATCCAATATATGGGCTTCAGTGTTGATGCCACCTCCCAAGCCCTTGAATACACCAATCTGTTGCTAACAGTGTCTGGTGAAGCATCAGCAGCACTCTCCCCTGCTATGTCACCATCCCATGTAAGCCTCTCTCTTTCCTCTCGATAGTTTCTTTTGCGCCGCTTGGTTGCTGCATCGCTGCGAATGATGAACCAAGCAGTACGCCAGAATGGATAGTTGCCACCATCCTTATCTTTCTTTTTACCATACGAACGAAGGGCCTTGAGTATGGACTCAAGACCCTCCTGATAAAGGTCTTCCACATCAGCATCAGGGTAGTTACCCTTGAACCTACGGGAAAAGCTTTTAGCTATATGCTTGTAACGCTCAATGATTTGAGCTTGCGCTACCGGGTCGCCATCGCGGCCCCGGTAGAGCAGATCTTCATCCTCATCAGGCCATTCCTTAGAACGGAGAGTCTCCTCCGAGGTTTTGTTGTGGCTTTTCTTGTGTCGCACTGGCATCTCCCTGACTAGATGGTTTTGAGAGAGGGAACTCCCAGTCATTAGCAACTATAACAGCCTTGCGCTGTCTTTGGCCTTCTTTGTCATCCCACTGCTCGACCTGTAAGCCACCAGTGATAACGATGCCGTCACCCTTCTTAAAGTGCTCCGCTACTGCAACACCTCTTTTGCCCCACAACTTCACAGTTATGAAGTCTGATGCTTTACTGCCTTCCGCTCTCTTGTCGTAACGGTTTGATACAGCAACGAACGAGGTAACCTGCATGTCTTGCGAGATCATCTTGACGTCTATGTCTGTTGCGATTCTAACATTTCCTGTTATTGATAACATTAATCACCCTCCTTTTGGATGTCGCTTTGAACCTTCATGGCCAAAGCATTAGCTTTTTCTTTCCAGTTTCGCGGAAGCTTTTTGATCTCATCCTTATATTTAGAGACCACCTTCTTCCACTCTGCTCTTGTTTGTACGGGTCCAAAGTCATGCTCCAGCATCTGCAATACTTTCGCACTGTCCTCTTCACCATACTTAGATGCATGCGTATCTTCCTTGCCATCGTGTAAGTCATTGTGCTTATCGTACAACGAGTTACCGAACTGGTTTCCGAACGACCGAAACGCCCTCTTCATGCTATCTGTCACGGCATCCTTGATCGCCAGCTCCAAGCCCTGCTTCTTGCTCGCGTCCCCTACGCCTACATCTTCCCTGACTACCTGACCATCCACGAAATCTATCTTTACAGACATTTCACAGACAGCCACATAACCCTTCTCTGTTGTCTCCCATGAGAGGTTTTTGATCTTACTGCTCCAGCCATCGAATCCAAAGATTCGGTTGGCTTGTTCCAGCACGAACCATCCCTCTACATAGGAGACCATCATACCACCTTGCTTTCGTTTAGAGATGACCGATGGGTCTAACCCCTCACCTAGCAAGACTTCTGTTTTTTCTAGCATTACGCCCTCCATTAGCCTATGTTAAAAGGGTCGTACCATCTGTTGGTACTCCCTCCGACACCTGCTTGGGATCTCCCCTCCCAAGTGGGTGTCATTTTTTCTACCTCGTCAGCTTCTAAGAAAACCACATACTGTATCCTATCAGCCACGCTTAATCGGCCTGCCTGAATATACCGCTGAACTGTTCTCCTATGCACTGACAACATCTCAGCAGCCTTATCTATAGTGATAAGACCACCGTCCTCCAGCACCTTAATTGCTTTCGACATACTACCACCAGCAATAGACATCATCATCTCTGATGAAGCTAAACTTCCCATCGGCAACAGCATCTAAGCAGTTGCCAACGATCATGACCTTGCTTCCCACTTTGGGTCTCCGGGTCTCCGGTTCATCACCAAAGCAAGACTCTCCCATCTTCACAATCTCATGACACAATGCCATCTTGTAGTTATTGTTCTCTTTCAATACGATACTTAGATCCGTAAGGTCGTCCTGCATAAGAGCCTTAACGATGACGAAACCACTTTTGATCTCCATCTCCTTGAACTCTTTCTCGCCTAACTTCCTGTAAGGATTAATGTTTTTACTCACGCTTACCTCCTCCTTATTAGATTGCACCATAGCATGACACACCTGTTTGTCATACTACTTTATGTAAATAAAGTGAGCATGCGGGTCTCTTTCTACGCCTCCTACCCCTTCTGGGTAGTGCAAATGGCTCCATTGATTGACCGCTTCGGCAAGCTCGTGCCGACCTCTCCGAGGTCCGGCCTCTAGTTTTGCAGGCATCAGTCTGCTCTATCACGGGATTAGGAAGCGCCCGCTACCCGATGATCAATCGGGGTGCTGTTTAAACATAACGCGATGCGTCGTTACATTCTTGGTTGTATGATTTATATCTCTCTCTCTTCTGAGAGAGAGAGAGATATAAATATAAACATACTTGTTTTTTCTCTTGTCCCACTTCTCAACTCGAAACCCTACTCCACCCATCCCTCTATATCCTCCTTGGCTTCTGGGCTATTGACGTACATTTGACCATCGGCCTCCAGCCTTACCCATTCACCTGACTTAATGGCAACCAGCGCCCTGCTCGTAGCCTCGCTCTCAACATAGAAAGACCCAAGCTTGTATGGGTTGTAGTTCGCCTTAAACCAGTGGGCCTCGGGCAGCAGCTCCTCAGCTGACACCTTGACAGGACTCCACTGTAATGGTGGGCAATACAGCTTTTGTTTGCTCCCAGCCGTCGGCACCATCGTCACCAAGTCCCCAACCACAAAGGCGTGTACGTTCTTCTTCTTTTCTCTTAGCACCCGCCTCCTTCCAGCAGGTTGCACCCTGAAGACGGGGTCTCGAATAAAGACCTCGTCTGCATGGGCAACCACCATGCCATCATACTGGATGCTGTAACACTTCTTATGCAGGTTTCTATAGACCTTCACTTTATAGATCCCGCCAAGCCCTAGATTGGTTTTACTCATGTACCCTCCTTCGGTTTAAATTCTTCCGGTGCATGCTGGTAGTAGATCTCCTTCGCTCTTTCCCCCAGCCCGTAGACTCGGGTCAGTATCTCAACCAGCTGGTTGATGTCCTTGCGCTGCTCGTTGCCCCTCTTCCATGCACTGTGGTCATCGCTCATCGAGAACCACCAGTCATGAGCCTTGCACTTCTCTTTCAGCAGGTTCATCACCTTGCGTACATCATCCATCGACTCCCCTTCTTCTAGGGTTACTTGATATACTCTTGTCATCGCTACCCCTCCTCGCTCATGATGGCCATCTCCACGATTGCCTCGCGTTCTCTTTCCATGGTCATGGCTGCGCTCCTAAGAGTCGCAGTCATGGCTACCAGATCGCTGACACCATCTCGTATCTGGACCTTGGTTCCCATCTCGCTTTCCAATGCCGTGATCTCTTTCGCCATCTTGCGTACCACTGCTCTGGCCTTCGCTAACTTTGCTGTTCGGTCCTCGAAAGAACCATACTTATATTCACCCATGGTAATCACCCTCCTATTTGGATTAACCTATCTTTCATCTTGAACATGCTTCCCGATCTGGCCCCATGCTCTTCAAATGCTACGACGTAGCCCCTGTTTTTTCGGGCACACAAAGGCCCCTTCTTTCCTCCACATGGCTTGGCTCCCAAGCAGCTCGTTCCCTCGATGGTCTGAGCTGGGCATCCTACGAACCTAACCCCGTTATCCACCCATGCCTTCTTCTTTAGTTCCGGCACGATGGTCACCACGTCCAGCCCTTTGCCTACATACTCGAAGACTTCACTTCGCGTATCGCATGAGATATTCATGGTGATGTTCTTTAGCTTGTATGCCTTCTCGGCATCAGCTCCACGTCTATGGGTGTACCCGAAGACGTGATCATGCTTCTTGCATGCCTTGTCTATGGCTCGCATGGCTGACCAGTCCACAGCCCCTTCTTCTTCTGTCCATTCTTCCCCGTCCTTCATCCAGTTGCTTGGATGTAGGCCGCAGCTGTGAGGACACGAAGACTGGTCTGTCTTGATGCTTGCCACTGGACCGCGAAGCCTGTCCTTCTTCTTGCCTACTAACTTTTTATTGTTAGTGTTGGGCTGTAAGATGAACTTGCTTTGCTTGATCGGCATGTCTCCGACTTCAAAGAATCGGATGGATCGTGATGTCATCTCCTTGAGATCTGAGACCAGCGACTCCCATCCGCTCCCCTTCTTGTAAACATCGTTCCAATGCCATCCCACGGGACCATTGTACCCATAACATGGGGAGCGATGCCTTTGTTTTTTTCCCTCCACACTGCCTCCTTGCTACTTGTAGGAGATCAAAGTCCCCTTCGTTCTGTCACCTCCCAATGGCCTACGGCAATTGTCGCATGGCCGCCACGAGAAATATGTCTCCGGTTCTTCTTCGGTCCAGCTGAAGCTGCTCCACTCTGTATTGTTGCCCACTCCATCCCAAGGATGCTGTGGATCATCATCATGGGGCTCATCCCCATTGCATAGGTAAAGAAGACAGTCAGAGCATATCTCACTGTCTTCATGTGTCTTAATCGCCATCTATGATCTCCCCCTCCTCTTCGAGCTCGGCTTGGTCACCTTGCCCGAAGTCTAGACCGCAATGGTCTCGGTACTTCATGCAACAGTCTGCGCATAACCGTCCGGCGTAGACCCCGAAAGACCATCTTGGTTCAACCTCATCGGCATCACCTTCATGGCCACAACCTGTACAGAAACATCCCATATCATCCTCCTCTTTACTTTATAACGTCGAGCACATCATCCCACTCATACCCTTGTTCTTCGATCACTTCTATCTGCTCAGCCTTGCTCATCGATCTTGCAACAGCATAGATCACATTTTCGTACCATGATAACTCATGATGTCCCTTCTTCATGAACTGAATCAAGGGTTTGTCGGGCTGCTCAACAGCTGACCGTAAAAACCCGTCGTCGTATTTTCTAGTTGACACTTTATCCTCCTTCGCTAGTTATATACTCGTTTCAGCTTGGTACGCTTGCCCGTGGTTCGATCCACAGACCATACCGTCCCTCGCCATAGGTTGATGCCCATGGCATGGATGATGCTTGGCGTCACAATCTTGAATCGCTTGCCGTTCACCAATACTCCGGTAACGTGGTATTCCCATTTGCTCATCTACATGCTCCTTTGCTTAGGTTATTCGCTGCCCCCCCTAAGGGGAGCAGCTGATAACTTAAGCCCGCCAAGCTTCGGCTTTGTGCAAGTTATGGAGCAAGTATATGTCCATCATGCGATCTTCCAGCAGCTTCAGCTCGGCTCGCTTTTCTTGTATCTCGATATGAAGAGGTTTCGACTTGTCGACCTTCTTCAGTTCGTGTCTCACCTCGCCTTCGGCTTCTTTGACGACGAACTCCACTAGCTCGTCAATGTCGAAGTCATCAAGACAGATCTCCACGCTTATTGTATTATTCGCCATTCTCTATTCTCCTTGGTTGAGGTTACTAGGTGACCCCATAGGGGTCACCGGGTAACTCCAACTAGAACCTGTTCAGCTCGGCCATTAAAAACCTAATATCAACTTGCCTTTGATACTCCTCATCGTCTTCTTTGGTCCATTCGGGCTCCTCGCCATTCTCCTCAATGCGTTGTCGCTCCATCGCTACGAGGTCGGCCATTTGCTCTTGTGTCATGTTTGCTCCTTTGGCTTGGGTTATTCGGTGAGCCCTATTAGGGGCTCACCTGATAAACCAAGCACTATGCAGCATCACGTCTACGAAGCTTTGTTTTGGCGCGTTTTGCGTACTTTGGTGCATCACAATGAGGCACAATGCCCGCACTATGATATAAGTGAACCTTTTTAAGTTTGGGTTCGATGCCTTGCTGAGCCCGGTTAAAATCGGGTTTTGGCTTTGGTGGCTTTGGAAGCTTGTAACGGTCATAAAAAGCCTTACGGGCTTTCTTTGAACAGGTAACAAGCTTTTCAGCTTCCACCTCTTTGGCTTCAAGTTGTTCCGCTTGCCATATGGCTTGAAGCTCAAA